GCGGTTTACTTCGCTTGTAAAAGTCAATTCGTTTTCCAAGACCATCAACGCTTCGTTGGTGATCTTGCTAATGGTAAGCAAATTGTTGGACATGATTTTTTCCTCAAAAATGGGTTAAATGTCAGCGGATTCTACGTGCTGCGCGGGCTGCTTTCCATTGCTGATACGAACCATGGAAATTGCCATCGGCATCCAGGCCCGCGTCAACGGTGTTAACTGCACCACGCAGCGGCGAAATCGGCGCTGGCGCTTTTGACTTCCCAACAGTAGGCTTCACTTCAGGGGCGCTTACCTTCGAATCCCTCTCATAACGGGCCTCAATTTTTCCAATTTCTCGGACGGCTGAAACAAGCGACATTTCGGACAATTTTTTTGCAAACTCGGTGTTTTCTGCCAAGTAATACAAAATTTGCGGCCCATGCTCTGATTCGATGATTGCATCGCGCACCGGATCGCTTACACGAACGTCGCTGCTTTGCACCATGTCGTCAAAGTCCGGCATCTCTGACTTCGCCGCGTTCACACGATCTGCCCAGGCTTTGAATTTCACTTCCTGTTCAGCCGCGGCCTTGCGGTTCAAGTCTTGTTGATCCCGTTCTGCCATCTTTTTATCAGCGGTATATTCGGCCAATGCTTTCGCATATTCGTACATATCGCTGAATTGTTCCGGCTTGGGTTCCTCGCCAACGTCATCCTGGGGCGCTTGCGCCTGGGGGGTGACCTTGCCTTCCAGTTCCTTCAGCCTGGTTTCCAATTGTTCACGTCTTTCACGTTCTACGCGGGCTTCCTCGCGGGCCGCTTCACGCTGTTTCGTGATTTCTGAAAACCGCCTTTCCAATTTTGGATTAGGTTTGCGTTCCTTCTGATCGTCTTCTGTTGTCGCGTCATTCCCTTCCCGATCTTGTCCACTCTGATCGTCCGCATCCGGCTCGGCAACGGCGCTTTTGGCGTCTTCGTTGGCCGCCACGGGGGCTGCGGGTTCCGAATCAACTAAACCAAGTTTTTGGGCTGTGAATTCCGCTAAATTTTCGCTTGTTACGATGTTACTCGCCAGGCGTTCTTGCACTTCCGACATAGGTTTATCCTAAGAATTAACCCAATGAAAACCCATTGGTAGGCTTTGGGTTGATTTTCAACCCGAATACTTACATTGTCAATCACATCATGCCAGGTTGCATATTAGGCTGCATTCCAGGCTGCTGCGGCTGCTGCATTGGTGGCTGCATTTCCGGCTGCATCATGGGTTGCGGCTGCATCAATTCTTGGCCAGCCTGGATAAACGGGTTTTGCGTTTGATTGACTTCCATTTCGGCAAACGCGGACGCTTGCTGTTGTTCCTGGTCGCGTCGCTGCATTTCCGCGGCCAATGCTTCGGGCGTGATACCAGCCAATATCAAGCGGGTCATAACGTCCAATTCCATTTTGTTTTGGTCGGTAACCGCTTTCATGTTTGACTGGTTGACCTTGGCTTCGTTGATTGTGTCGGTGTTGTAGGCGCGTGAAATCACGTCCATCAACTTGCGGCGGTTGCTGCCGTCTTCCTTCATTTGCGCTACCTGGCCGCGGTTGTTGATTTCCAACTGCAACGCAATCATTTGCTGTTCCATTTGGGCAATTTGCTGCTGCTGCGCCAGCATTTGCATTTGCGCTTGCGGCGGGATGTCCGACTTTTCGTCGATCTTGGACAGCGGGTTCATGGCGGCCAAACGGTCGGCAATGATATCGGCGCCAGGGAAATCCATGTTGCGGAACAGCAAATCGCCCGCGGCCTGGAACACTTGGGGTTCAACCATCAAAGGCATCATGGCTTCAACGGCTTGCTGGCGCTTGCTGTTGTAGCCTGGGCCGGTGTCCATCACCACGTCGTATAAACCAACCGTGACATTGTTCAACACTTCGCCGGTGGCTTCCACCTGGTTGATTGTCACCAGGTCGGGTTTGCCATCCACGCCAATAATCCGCAAAACGCGCTGGGTGTCGTAAATCTTGGGAATTAAGTCCAGGATCACTTTGCCCGTGTGCTTGATGCTGCGGGTCATGTTGTCGTAAAAGTGGAAATTTGACAGGTCAACTTGTTGCTGCTGGCCTTGCAATGCCTTGCCGGAAATATTGCCTGGCAACGCCTGGGACGGGTCAAAGATACCCAACACGGTTTTCAGGTCGTCAGCAATAGCGCTTGCGGCCACCATGATGCCATCGGGCGGCGGTTCGGGTTGAATGCGGGTTGGCACGGGCGCTGGTACGCCTTCAATGTCTTTTTGCTTGTAACGTAGGACAGGCGTGGATTTGATGTTGGCCATCGCCCATTCGGATTCGTGGCCTTCGTCTTGGCCTTCGGCGATCAGCCATTTTGGCTTGGGCGCCAGGGCGATGCTTTCGGTCATGCTGGTTCGCCAAAAGTTGTACATCCGCTGCGGGTCTTTTGCAAACCGCACCAAACCGTATTTTTTGCGCTTGCCTTCGATAATCATTTGTGCGCCATAGCACGGAATGATTGGAATGTACTTGCCAGCCCATTCCTTTTCTTCCAGGATTTGCATGGCTGTCATCTTGCACCATTTGACCTTTTTACGGTAGGACGGGCGCTTGTCCATAATCGTGATCTTGCTGGCGTCCAGCAATTCAGGGCTGGGCAATTCGTCTTCAAACACCTTTGTGCCGTCGGACAGCATGACCAGGGTGGCGCGTTCGCGTTCCACGTACCAGTATTCGGCAATTCGAATATCCTCGCGGGTCACCCATTCCGCGGTGTCGTCACCGGTTGCCCTGGGCAAAAAGCCCGATCCGTCGTCGGCTTCGGGGTATTGCTCACGGAACGCCCGCTTGGACATAACGGTAGTCACCAGGCATTTTTCAGCGTCGGCGCCATCGGGTGAAACGCTGTTGGGGTCGAAATACACGCTGAACGGGTCGTCAATCGGTTCAATGTAAATTTCCTGGTCGAAACTGTCTTCCGACACATAGTTGGTGGTCACGCGCCAATATCCCCAACCCATGCGGACAGCGTATTCAAACGCGGTGTCATAAGCGGTATCCGCGTTGGAATTAACTTCAATGTGGCGCGTGATTCCTTCAACCACCTGGGCGATTTTTAGGTCGCCTTCGTTATTGACGGGGTGAACCTTGATGCGGGGGCGCTGCTGGCGCTGCTGGTTGGTGACTTGGCGCACGTAGGCGTCAATCTTGTTAATTGTCAGGCACGGGCGCGATTCCAGGTTGCGGCTGTTTTGAATCTCGACTGGCCATTGGTCGCCACCGGCAAATTTTAGGTCGCCCAGGGCTTCAGCGCGGTTTTGGGAATCGGCTTCCGCAACCAGGCGCAAAAACTTAATCGCATCACCGATGCGGCCATCCATATCTGTATCTTGCCATGCCATAAATTATCCCCTTTGTATAGGATTATCCCATCCAGCCACCGCCCATAGCAACAGGCGTTTTCTTGCGGATTTTGACTGGTTCTTTAATCATCAATCCAATGTATCGGAATGCGTCCGCACCGTGCGAATAATGGTCATGCAGCGGCGTTCGACTGAATTGTCCCGTGTCGGGGTCAACTTCATACCGATAATGTCGCAAACAGTTTAATCCGTCCGCGCAATTTTCGCGATCAAAATAACAGTTTGGAAATATTGTTCGGGCCGCGTTAATTGAATCGGCCACCGGTACACGTTCCAAAACGCGTGTTTTGTATCCAGCGCCACGCACAATGTCTTCAATGCTGCGACCGGCCGCGGCCAGGGTTTTGTTTTGGGCGTCGTGTGGCAGCCAAATGGTGTCGTACACATACCCAAACGTTTGCAGTTGCGCCAGGTAACTGGTCATGGTGCGCTGCGTGTCTTCAAAGTACCGAATCAACCTGGTTTCCATGCCCACAAACTGCACAAACCACCAGGCGGTGGCGTCGGCCCAGCCCAGGTCGCAAACAGCGTGAACGGGCTTGCTTGGGTCATAAGGCACTTTGGTCAGGCGTTCGTCTCGTTCGGCCTGGGCAAGTTCTTTGGCAAAGATGGCGCCATCAACCGACCGGCGGCACATACCTTCCCAAACCTGGTTGTAGGCTTCGGGGTCACGAACCTTCAGCGCGTCCTTTTCCAGCGCCAGCGTTTCAGGAAACCACGGGTTGTCGTTCCAATTGATCTTGATGCTTATGCAATCCCGCGGGGGCTTGACCACAAACCGCTGATACGTTTCGTCGGTTTCCAGTTCGGGGTTGAACGAAACCCATATTTCGCTGCCCTGTTTACGAATGGTTGGAATTAGGATGTTCCAGGACAACCGGCTGACGGTCTGCGCTTCTTCCACCCAGCACACGTCCACGCCTTCAAATGACTTAATGTTGGTCGGGTTGTTTTTTAGGCCAATGAACGCAAATTCAGTCCCGTTGGCGCCGCGGATGGTGGCTTGGGTAATATCGTAAAAACCCAGCAACCCCAAGGCTTCGATTTGGTCGCACAACAGTTTGTGGACGGAATCCTTGATGCTGGTCTGATACTCACGGGCGCACAACACGCGGATGGGCTTTTTGGCGCCCTTAATCAGCAGCGCCCTGGCAATCCCCCACGACTTCGCACCACCGCGCCCGCCGTACAGCACTTTGTACCGGCTGGCCCTGAACAACCCTTGCAGTTTGACGGGAAATTGCGCCTTGGCAATCGCCTGGTCAATTTGCTGGGTGTCCGTCAATGTTTGCGATTGTTCCATCAGGGTTCATAAATTGGATTGCAATGACCGATGGCCCAATTGGTGCGCCATCCTTGCCGGTGATTTCCTGTTCGATCTTGTCGCGCCAGCCCAAGACGTTCTTGGCCGTAAAGATGGCAAACGTGCTGTTGTACGCGCCTTTCATCGTTCCTTCGACTAGGTTGGCTTGCTGCAAATCCTTGGCCTTTTTATAGGCGTAAGAAAACGGGGGGTTTCTATGGGTTCCGTCCAAGTTTTTGGCGGTTGCCCAATCGTGCAATGTCTCAGTAGTAACCCCAATATTTGTGGCAAATCGCGCCAAGGTTGGGAACGATCCAGGCAATTCCTGGACGGTTTCATTTCCTTTGGCGTCTTTGACGGTTACTTCCCTGGTTGATGGCTGGCTGAAAAAGTCCAGCAGCATATCCACGAATTCTTCGCGGTACTTGGTGGGTCTTCCACCCAGGCTTTTTGGTTCTACGCGGTCGGGCTTGTCTTTGGGCGTGTCATTGTGACGGCGCTGCCCCCGCTTTTTGACGGGTGCGTCGGTCATCATTTTTTGGCCTTTGGCTTTGCGGCTTCGCGTTTTACGGAATAGGCAATGGCCACCGCTTGTTTGGGTGGCTTACCGGCTTTGATTTCGGCCTTAACGTTCTTTTCAAACGCTTTCTTGGTTGGGGATTTGGTCAGCGGCATTTTCGGTTCCTTCCTGGGCTTTGTCCTGGCTCAATTGCGCCAGTACGTTGGTGTATTCCTGGATGGCCCCACTGATCTGCAACAAGATGGCTTCGTGTTGCTTCGCCAGTTCTCGCAGTTCAGCCAGGCGTTTAGCAATTTGTTTGGGTGTCATTTATTTTTTCGCTGTTTTGGCGCTTTGTTTAAAGGCTTTGGCCGTGGGGGCGCCTTTGTCCCCAGGGCTTCGCATACGTTCGGGTTTTTTACCGGCGGCTTTTTGCTGCTCGATGCGTTCACGCTTGGCGTGAATGTTTGAATACAGTCCGTTGGCCATCAGTCAGTTCCCCCTA